CTCATACTTTCATCACGATGATTTTGTATTCGACTCCGTCTTGAGGACCGCCTTCTAACTCGAAACTAAACTCTTCGTAGTCCATGTCTCGTTCTATCGAGTCCAGCAAGAGTGAGTAAGCCAGGTCAGCGGCTTTCTGGGGTGGGGTAGCGGGTTCTAAGTCCATAAAACAATTACACACGGAATTGAACAATTGTTTAATTCGTGTTCAATTCAAGCCAAGTCTCAAACGCTTTCCACACAGCACTATGCGGGTTCTGGCACTTCCTTTCTGTGCCGTCTTTGCGCAACCAAAGTGGTCCAAGTCTGCGGCAATAGTCAAAACGCCACACCTTGCCACTGACCGCAACCTCTTGGTTACAGAAGTCAGAAACACTAATGATCGTGTTGGCGTCCCAGCGAATGTCCATGAAATTGGTCTGCGTGCGTAACGGATGCGCAACCCCCGGTCTGTCTCTCCAGCCTGTCACGCCTATCGCACAGCGGCGTTCCCGTCGCCACTATTGTCGGTGCGGTGGCGTTCGCACACTCTGGCCGAGTTCGTGCCGGTCTCTCCCGGCTGTCACGCCCATTGACTCTTGGCGGCGTTCCCGATTCGGCGTCCCGAAATTAAGCAGCGGCACTAGGGTCCAAGACCACAGAGGCTGTCTCGTCTGAAAGAGGACCAGCGAGAGTCTCTACCAGAGTCTGGCCCGCTGGGGTGATGGGGGCCACCTCGTCTGGGGTGATGACGGGTACTGGGGTGAGTGCCACCAGGAAGGCGTCTACACTAGCCTTAATCGCCTTGAGCGCCTCACGCTGCTCTTCTACCTTCTTCTCTAGCGTTCCACGCTCCTTACGCACAGCTTTCTCTTTCCTGAGCTTCACAGCCTCCACGTTCCATGCAGCTTTCAAAGCAACTGAAACTGACTTCTTTAATGCTGTAATCTGAGGATTAGTTTCTTTGCGAACACGAGCCTTACGAGTCTTAATGAGTGTTTCCATAGCGTAAACAGCGATAGCAGAAGAGAAGGTTTGTGCAACTGGAAAAAGAAAAAAGCTGGAGAGCGCCCGTCCCCGGGAGGGGACTGGCTAAGGGTGAGTAGGGGTAGACTGAAGGGGGTTGTACTGGTTGAGGGTAGGGAGAAGGGCGGCTGTGTAGGGACCTCGACTTCTCTCTTAAAAGGAACTGGGCTGGGGGTGATGACCCATACTACTTTGATTCAATGTACACTGATCTAGTGTACATTAAGTCAGCGTAGACTGCTTTCCTAAGGTGAATCGAACTATAGGTTCGAGTCCCTTTACTCTGTTGGAGCCATCAAATCACCCCTTAGCTTCAACAAATGCTTCAACATTAGGGCGAGTCCGTCTCTGTAGGCTGCACAACCTCGGCCTGTACATCGAGCACCGCGGTGCCTGATAGGCCATCAGGCTGACCCATTAGGCCAGCTCGCTGGGCATCGGCGAGTGCTCTAGCTGTTCGCGCCTCAAGCTGGGCGTCAGTTAGCTCGGTGAGCGCGGCGAGAAGAGGCGAGCCGTCCGCGTTTGCGAGTTTAGTCGGCAACAAGCGAGAGAGGAGTGCGCAGAAGGTTCGCGGGTCTGTCTTGCCTACGTGCACGAGATAAGAGGCCCCGCCGAGTTTGTCGAATGCGCGCTCGATGGCGTCCTTGATGTTCTGAGTTGTCCGGTTCGGGATTCCCTTGCGGCTTCCCCTTGTCAGGTTTGCTTTCCATTTCGGCTCCGGTTCGGCGACATCATTCATGCCATCATTCTGCGATCACTTTGTTGAGAGTCAACCGGCTCCTGTTTCGTTCTAAAAATTCCAATTCCCTCAGCTCCCCAAAAAAATTTCAGCTCCGCCCTGGTACGCACCTAAAAATAATTTCCCTACACAAACCCCACGTACTCCGCGCCTTACCATTCCGGCCAGCACCCCTACACAAAATAAACGCACAATTCCATTGCGCTCTACGCTCGCCCCGCGTACAAAGGACTCATGACAGCAATCAATCAACTCCCGCCCCGCATCGCCAAAAAGCTTACAAGCATCACTTGCACAAGGACTTTAGCAATCATCCGCTCCAACCGTTTGGCTCGCAAGACTAGCAACTACGCGATTCACATTCGCCGCCATCACATTTTCCTCGCTTGCATTGACCAGCGCGTTGCATTGACCAACGCCAAGCGCGCCGTCGTTGTTGCCCTTTGCGCCTAATTCCTCACTCCCAACCCAACCCAACCCCCCACATCATGAGCACACAAGCCACCCTTCAATCCATTCTCGAATCCCTCCTCTCATTCGATCCTAACTCTGAGATCCTAGAGAGTGCAATTCTCTGTGAGTTTTCCTCTGAAGACTCAACTCCAACTCTACATCTAACCCTGTGGAGAGGTCGCGACCTTTACGAACTCCCACTCCCTAGCAGTCTGGAAATGGCCTCCGAGGGCTTCTCTGACATCGGCAGAGTTTACAGTCTCCAACTCGCCTAGTCCCCCCCCCACAACTCCCACAAAATAAACAAAATCCCCAAAATCATGAAAAACCTATTACTCGTCACCGTTAAGTACATCGGGCCCACAGATTATCGAGGGAGCCGCATCAAGCTGACAATGCCCCGCTTTGGCGAAACCAAGCGAATCTCATACAATTATGAGGCCAGAGACGCGGAAGAAGGCGCGTTGCAATACTTTGCATCCAAGGGACTTGTTCCTGTTTGTCGCGCTTGTGGAGAGGACTGCGCTCACCTTCTGTTTGAGTTTGAGCACTCGGACGCGCTTGTCGCCATCTTTGGCAAGTAGAGTGCTCCCCGTTGTTCCCGTTTCGGCGGGGACATAGGGAAGCAATCCGCTTCGCCAAACCAAACAAAACCAACAAAATGAAAATCAAAAAATCGTACAAACTAGAGGAAGCTTGCAGTCAAGACGCATCCCGCTTTGCAATCTGTGAGCCTTGGATTGAATCCAACGGAGAAAGCGCAAAACTTGTAACCGGGATCGGACCCCGTGCCATTGCAACGGATGGCAAGATTCTTGCGGTTGTCCCGTGTGAACTGCAGCATGAAGACAAGGGCGAACGTATCGCGATTAAGGCTCTTAAGGAGTCCCGCAAGGCGGGAGGCTCAAAGGCCGAGCACGCTTTCGTCGGCCTTGAAACATCGCACAGCGTCGCCGCTGGTGGTGCTCAATATCCCGTTACTCAGCATCGCCCTCCCGTAATGGATCGCATGGTTCCGGGGGAACATCGCGCCCCCGCCATTGCTAAAATCCGCCTTGACGCTTCCCTATTGCTTCGCCTTGCAAAGGCTCTCGGCTCTCAAAATGACCGTGTTTTGCTTGAAATTTCAGGGGAAAAGGACGTTGTGATCGTCCGCCCTTTGGGAGAAAATTGTGACGAAGCCTTTGGTCTCATCATGCCAGTGCGCTAGCCTTATGGAACCCTGTGTTACCACCCTTCTTCTTGTCGTCAAATTCTCCCTAGGTTTTGCCGTGATCTCCACCCTTAACGCACTAAACTCTAAATAGTTATGCAGAATAGAATCGAATGGAACGAACCTGGCATTGGCGTTTGCCATGTTTGGCAAATCGGAAATAATTGCTTTGGATTCTCTGCAACGGGAATTTGGGGAGAGGCCTCAACTTTTGAAGAGGCTAGGCTGGAACTGGAAAGCTACATTGCAGCCTACCACGAGTCTGGGAGATTCCTGAAATGAAATTCCCCCTGTATCGCGAGCCCGAGGCCTGGGTCGTCAGGATTGATAATATCTGGCCTTTTTTCTGGCGATTTGACACTGCCAAAGAAGCCAGAGACTGGGCGAAAAGGTGCTCTCTCGGATTGCGAAGGGCAAAGCATCTAGATGTAGAGAGTTGGCGAACATATTAGCCGACCAGGCAAACAACAAAGCGCGACGCCGAACAAGGGCGCCTTCCCATACCGGGAGGGCGCCCTTTCTTGTTTTCACGCCCCCATTCCCTACCCTTTCCACCCCTTTTCCCTATACGCTTCCCTAACGCACAAAACACCCTCTTAAAAGCTGTTTCCCTTTAATCCGCGGTCACCTATGCCACCAACAAACAAGCACCCCTTTAATGGCCCTTCATGCCCTTAGAAAGCACCATTCCAAGTGTGCTCCTCACCCCCAAAGGCGCCCAAGGCCACCCCCTCTGACACCCTAGGCACCCCCAGAATGGCCCATTTTCCAAGACCAAAAAGGGAAAATCCAAAATCAGAAAACCAAAATATGGAAAGTCATTTTACCCGGTAAAACGGACCCGCCCTGGAGCTGGCTCGCCGGGAGTCCAACAATCTCGCCCGCCCAAGAAGATTTTCCTAAACCTCCCGCTCTCCGCTACCGATTTCTAAAATCGGAAATCACAAAAACCAAAATATGAAAAGTGATTTACTCGGCCAAAACGAATCTACTACAAACCACTACCCCATGAAACTAACTGACTCCCAAGTAAACGAACTGATCGCCACCATGAAGAGCTACCTTAAGAAGAATGAGTTGTCTTCGCAAAAAACTGTCGGCGCCATAGGAAGCTGGTGCGATCCACAGGGCATCGAAGACATGGTGTGCGACAAAGACCTCTGGGACGAGTTTAGCGCCCTCGAAGCCTACATGAGTCCCAAGCAGGCTAGTCGATACACCGACGAGATCAGTCTTGAGATCTATAAAGCGGTTGCCCGTGAAGTCCGGCAATCCAACCCCCTCCTCGCAGCAGCCTTTGACGCTACCAAGTAACTATGAGCACATCCCGCTATTCCAAACCTGACGTTGACTACACCAAACTACAGTTCCCTTCGCCTCCCAACACTCGCAAGTGGACGGCAGTCAAGCTGGCTACCATTGGTTGTCTGTTGGCCTTGGACATTCTGGCCCTCGTTGGTAGTTACAGCCTGGTCGAGTCCACTGCGCTAGTCATCCTCGTCATCATCAACATCTGGGCACTCAACTGCGCACGCTAATATGAGCACGATGAACGGTAGTCCGTTTTGGTCCCCTCCTAGCCGGCACACTCGCTGTCTTGGAAGCAGGTTCCTCGGCCTTGAAGAGACTCTCCCCGGGGAGCCCCCTAGTCTTGACGAGTTCCCCCGGTTAATCGAGCAAGCCATCAAGGATGGTCTTGTGCAGCGCCCTGACCCGGTTGAAGAGCAAGTGACTCCGTCTGGTAAGCCTATTGCTGAGTGGCGGCACATCAGTTGTATCAAGTGCGGGCAGGAGTTTGTACGAGGTCACCGCAAGCACACTTCATGTACAGGCTGCCGGGTGGACAAAAAGAACTGCACAGTGTGTGGTAAGTTCTTTCAACCGCCCAACAACAAGATCCAGTGCTGTTCAGAGGCGTGTGTCATGCAGAGTAAGAGCACAAGCTATCGCCCCAGGGTCGTGCCAATCCACATCTGTAAGGCGTGCCAGCAGCCGTTCACTGGCCGGCTGTCTGGAGCTGGCTGGGCTAAGACATGTGGAGTTAAGTGTGCCAATACAGCTAGGCGAAACTACTGCGCAGAAAAGCGTGAGTTGCGTATGGCTGCTAAGAAGGTTAAAAAGTAGTTGTCCCCCTAAAGCAAAGAAGGCGTCCCAGTTTCCCGGGGCGCCTTCTTTTTTGTCTCGATGTTACTCGCTACTTTGAGTGTCTGCTTCGATCTCTCGCTTGAGCTTGTAATAAGCCCACAACGCAGACTGAGACTCACTCGATGAGTAACCTGCTCCGATACACTCGACGAGACCCTCTGCGATTGCCAAGAGTTGTTTGAGTCGCTCTTCAGTGCTCATTCCAGTGCCTCCCGTGCTATTTGCCGAACTGCGTCCATACGGTCAGGCAGGGTGATGACGAAGTCGCAGTCACGGATCTTGGTCAACGCTATTTCAAGCGCAACAATCCTGCGATCCCAGTGAGTCATCACATTTGCAGCCTGTCTAAGCATCGCCGCAGATTTCATGCATTCAAATGTATTCACATTTTCATATTCTCGCGCTCGCTCCAGCAACTCGCGCATGAGCTCGTATTCCCATTTCATCCTTGCACCTCCTCCCATTTGCCAAGTGCCTTAAGAAAAGCCTCTGCCCGCTCTCTGGCTGTCGCGTGCCACATCGTCGTGCACTCGCTTATCGCCAACTCGTAGCCGTATTGGTTGTCTTTGCGTGCATCAAAGAGGTGCTTCTCTGCCTCGTGCATCGCGTTGAGGTCTGTGCAAAACTGAGGGCAGTCCACGACCCAGCCGTCTGGGGTCTGGTACAGCGGGCCATACTGGTTTTTGCCCACGATGCCGCAGGCTTCAGCAATGGCTTGGTCGATTTGCTGGTCAGTCATTTTGCGTCCTCCCATTTGCCAATCCTCCGTAGGAAAGCCTCTGCGCGTTGACGGGCTGTTGCCACGGTAGCCTCATAAGTTGCGTCGAACAAAAACGCGATGTAGTCCAAAAGCTGAACGGATGTCAGCGTCTTCTCAGCCTCGTGCATCGCGTTGAGGTCGTTGCACCAGTCCCACAACTCTGGATAAGTGCAGTCAATTCCGTTTGCTGTCCACATCCACACACCGTCTTCTTTTCTCCACCCGCAGGCTTTGGCGATAGCCTCGTTGATTTGTTCGTTGGTCATTTGACCTCCTCAGTTGTAAAGGATTCCTTGACTACTACCTCCTCCCATTTGCCCAGCGTGCGCAAGAACGCCTCTGCACGTTCGCGGGCTGTTGCCCTAAGTAAGTACTCGTAGTGATGAGAGTTTGTTATGTGCATTCCATATTCAAACAGCAAATTGGCGTCCCTTAAAAACTTCTCCGCCTCATGCATGGCGTTAAGGTCGTTGCAGTAGTCTTTGGCACACTTCCAGTGGGGATCGGCGCCTATGGCTTCGGTAATTGCCCAGTTGATTTGGTCGTCGGTCATATCAGTGCTTATGCGTTTCAGCCATCAGTGCGCTGGCAGTCACTCCTAGGTGCGACCAACTCAGCAGACTCTGCCGGTTGCGTACCTGAGGCGCCCCAATCTTGAGAGCTTCCTTGAGTGCTTCAGTGGCGATCATCAGGGCCTCTTGCAGGTCAGCAATCTTAGCATCGAGTCGCGCCCTCGTTTTAGTATCGTTTGTCATCTTAGGTATGCGTCTTCGTATGTTTCTGTTGTTTTATTAAATCTGTAAAATCCTACATCGTGATGAAAGCAGCGTGGATCACGTCCATTTAATTTCCCTTTCAAATCTGTTCTAGCATTTCTAGCCTCTTCAGCTGCCAGCAAATCAATTGGATCTAAGTCCTCTATCTCTCCCCAAAATGGTTGGTTCCATTTCTTTTTCCAAAACGCATAACTTGTGAAGTGTGCTGTTTCAAACGCTTCGCCATCTCTGAATCCTTGTTGCCATTGAGGGCCGGGATCACCAACGCAAAGCACGATTATGTTTTCAGTGGAAAACTCTTTTATCTTTTGAATTGCAAGTTCTGGAACTGGATTGAACGGCTTTATTTCAACATAAGTTGAATCTCCAACCAGAAAGTCAGGGCAATAGTTCCCAGACGGCAAAGCAAAGCCATCTGGCTCGTATTGCCATTTTGCTCCGATGAGATCGAAGTAGTAAGCCCAGCGGGCTTCTAGTCGCGACTTGAACGCTCCGCCCCGATAGCGAGTTGGCAGGGCTTTGATTTTTGAGCCAAATTCAGTGGTGTCCGCTGTGGTCATATTACTTGGATACGTTAGGCACCTTCACGGGGCCGCCAAGGGCCTCTATTGGCAGTTTAATAAGCTGCTCGAAGTTGTGATTCAGTTCCATGCGGTCCCGAATGAACTCGCTGACCGTTCCCCAGTGCAGTGCAGCCTTGGTTGCGTCAACGTGGTCAAGCAGGCAGAGAGCGCCTCTGAGTTCCCCTTCGAGTTCGTTGGCCCGTTGGGCGAGCCTAGTGATGGTCCTTTTTAGGACTGCGATCTCTTCCGGGATGATTACGTCCCGGATGAGGGAGTTTGTGTGGTGTGTGGTTGTCATCAAAGTTCTTGTCGGTTGAGTCCGCCTTGGACTTTAGGAAAAGTTTTCAGCCTCCCGCTTTTTGCGGACCTGCTCTGCGATCTCAGCGTCAGCCTCGGCAGCGATTGCACGCATAGCCACCATGTACGCCCTGTCACGTTCTGGCAGATGCGAAAAGTCATGGATGATGTCCGGGTTCTCTCGTGGCCCGCTGCCGCCCCTCAAGGGCGAGCAAGCGGGCTCACTTTTCTCCTTCTCTGATTTAACGGCGGGGGCTTGAGGCCCCGCCTTAAATCTGTTCTCTTTATCTCTAAAGCGTCCATGTGGTGTACTCACGTGCAGTTCACCACGTGTACTCACGTGCAGTTCATGTGGTGTACTGCCGCGTCCATGTGGTGGACTGCTAATCGTAGTCAAAAAAAAGGCATTCCGGGTTGCCCGGTAGCCTCCATTTGAGCCCGAAAACTTGCGGATGAGTCCTTCCTTTTCGAGCGCATCAAGTGCCGTTTTGACAGTCCCACGAGAGCATCCCACATGCTCTGCGAGTTGCTCGTAAGACGCCGAAAAACGTCTCTTATGGTCAGTCGCTGCCGCGCTCTGGAAGTGGGTAAGTGCGCAGTAAATTGCGTAAGCATTGATGCCTAACTTGCCGGCTTGGATGGCGGCATCACGAGTCTGCCAGGCGTATGGACCTTCCTCTTTTGGGTTCTCAGAGCGTGTGTTCATTATTCGCAACTGTACACGGTTTCCTGCAATTTCAACTTTGGAAGCTCCTCTGTCGTGAAGCTGTGGTCGATGAAGCGCACCCTGTTTGTGGGCTGAATCGTCAGCCGGCCATTGTTCAGCTTCACAAAAATGAACTCTTTATCCTGCTCCGGGGCGTCTGACCAGCCGTCGTGTAGGTGGGCAGTAGAGAAGAGATATTCCCCATGCAGCACCTTGTCCTCCACCCTTACAGACACCTCCATTCCACGCATAATCGGGTTTTGCAGCACTGAGAAATGATAGCTGTAACAGTCCCAAAGCTGGGCTTCACAAATGATCCAATCGTGCTCTGGCTCAGTGGTGAACGCTACTGCATGAGGCGGGATATTGCGATACAGTGCGCCCCCGTCTCGAAGGATGACGTTAATGCCCCACGCTCGTCCAGGGATGGATGTCAGGCCCACCCATATGGCTTCTACGAGGCCCACAGGCTCCTCGTGTGTGTAGGCACTGTCCACCCAGATGTACCTGTGCGTTTGTAGTGCTCCAATCTTTGTGTAGTTCATCGTCTTCTCTTTGGTTTCTCATCGTCCTTTTCGATGATTGGTTTTAGACACTGCTGCCAGATCATCCCGTGTCTTTCAGGTGTAGGGCTGTGGCGAATGTAGATCTTCGAGGTTGGCTGACCCTTCTCAAAACACTTGATGTTGGAGCGCAGCCGGCGCTTGGTCATCGTCAGACTACATGTCAAAGGCTGGTTCTCCTCTGTCTCTACACGCTGGAGTGTGATGACTTCCCGTGCCCAGTTCGTAAGAGCAGACGAGCCAAAGCCACTGTAGGCCAAGTCAGAGTCAGTTCGTGCAGATGTCTCCTTGGGCTTTGGTAAGTGATGAATGATCGCCAGTAGCACCCCGGTCTTCGAGGAGATCCTATTGAGTTCATTACAAAACTTGGTAACCACTGCCTGGTCACTGATGTCGTCTCCCAAGTAACACATCAGCGGATCAATCCAGACAACGTCCGGGGCGTGTTTAAGGACAAGCGTCTCTAGCACCCTCAAGAACTCCGGCCCAGAGTGAATGTTATCGCGATAGAAGATCACCCGCTCGTTTAGAAGAGCCCTCTCAGTCTCTCCACACTGGCTTTTCCCATACTTGCAAAACACAGATTGCAAGACCTCGGCTTGATCGCCTTGGTCATTCTCGGCTTGTATAATCAGGCTCTTAAGCGGTTTGACTGGGATCAGGCCAAAGGTCAGCACTTCAGAGAAAGCACCTATCCCGTGCAGCGCCCAGCCTATTGCAAGCTGCATAGTCAGACTGCTTTTGCCGATACCAGACTGAGCATTTATCAGAACGCTCCCGCCTTTGCACAGCCAGCGGTTACCGATCAGCGTGTTTCTATCGTTCTCTGTATCATAGAACAGCAGGTCATTGAACGTGCTCTGTACTATAGAACCCAGCCCACGTTCAGCGTTGGCAGTCAGTGTCGCTACACTCAGGCCGGCTACGACCTGTTCTGTAGCCTCTCCTGCTGAGATAGCACTAGCCGCCTTACTCAGCGCAGTCAGTAGCTCCCGGCGCCGGGCTGCGTCTTGTACCACTTCACACCAGCTCGGGAGCGGTTCGAGCGACGGCATCCCTGAGGCCAAGTCGGACAGGATGCTGTACGGGATGCCGGTCTTGGCAAGCCGGGCAAACAACACGATGGGGTCCGTACTCAGGCCCGCTCGGGCAGAGTCTTGGATACCAGCAAAGATCGCCCCGTACTGGGTATTATGGAAGTCACCCTGGGCTATACCAGTAGCGGCGACAGTTGGCAGTGCAAGGGATGGCGCAAAAAGTAGACACCCCAGCACTGCCCGCTCGGCTTGTTCAGCCTGCGGGATGGTTGGCTCTCTCATGCTTTAGAGAGTGGCCTCTAAGTCGCGCTGTATTCGAGCCATGCTAGAGAGCGGCTTCGCCTCCAGCCTTCCCTGAAAAATCTGCACTGCCTTCGCCAACGTCATCCCCTCCAACCCGTCCACCTTCAACCCTCCCTGCCCAGTCCTCTTAAAGTCCCTGTCCACCTTCAACAACTCCGTCGCAATCCGCTCTGCCTCCAACAAGTCTGCTTTCATCATGGCTTCGCTCCCGTAAAAGTTGTGCGTGGCCGGATGCGCACCCCCCGATGAATCACTTAGAACGGGATTTCATCCCCGCTCACATCTGTCGAGTCGAGCGGCAGCCACCGCTTGATCTCAAGGTAAGCCTTGCCGGTCTTCTCGGAGACTTTCTCTCCAGGAGCAAGCTCTACCTTCGCCACCTTGCCCACGCAATCGTCGATCTCAATGGCTAGCGGCTTCCCGTCTTCCACCTTAATCCCGATGGCCTCGGCAAACTCTGCCAAGTTGCGAGAGTTCTTGGTCGTAAAGACCACCCATGAGTTGAAGCTCAAAGGGCCAACTTTGACCTCCAGCTTGAGCATGTCGTTGCCAGCTTTACTGATGGCTTCAACTGCTGACTCAATCTTGGCGAGGTGGATACCTGCTTCGATTGCCTGTTTCTGTTCACCTAGTTCAATTTTTACGGATGGCATGGTTTTGTTTGGTTTTGGTTTCTGACTAAATTGCAAAGGATGCGAAGAACCTCTCCGGGAACGCCGTTGCCTGCGTTTGGATGGAAATTGGCAGTTCCCTGTATGTCTGTGTTTCTGTGATCCAGCCACGCTTAATGGCGCCGGCAGTGACCTTGTCCTTCTGAGCCTTCGTCTTCTCAGCGAGCAGCCGGTCCATCAGGTTGACAGTGCTGATCTGTTCAGGAAGCGGTTCCTCCTTGGGCGCCTCAATCTGTATAGGCACCTGTATAGGCTCAGAAGTAGTCTCAGCTACTACCTGTACAGGTATATCAGAGACTTCCTCTGGGGCGTAGAGGCCAGAAAGCACTCCCGGGAAGATCCCTCGAACTGCTTCACTGATGCAGCGAGCCTTGAGCATCTGGCGCGGAAACTTCTTCCAAGTAGGATTTCCAGTTAAACCTGCACGGGTAGCGTCCTGCATGGTCCACGAGACCTTCAGACTGCCACCCTGGGGATGCGAGAACGTACCTGACACAGACTCGTGAGTATACTCGTGCCAATCTACCTTGCCACCGGCTTGCTGAAATCTTGCAAGCATAGCTTCAGACTTCAGGGAGGGCTTGCCGTTGATTATGTGGTAGTCGCGGGCTGCCTCGGCAGGATGGCGCCCTTCAGCTTGGCACAGGAGGCCCAAAGCAAGAGCTTGAGCAGGGGTCTGGATGCCGAACAGTTTGGATTCTGCGATGGCTTTTGCCATCAATGAGATTTGGTCGATGGGTATTAGTTGCATTTGGTTTTCATTTTTAGCCCAGCCTCAAGAATGAGGAGAGCGTCTGCGGTTTTCAGGGTAACTGACAGGTTTGGGTAGAGTGCTTGAGCACGTCCTTTGAGGTGAGCTTTCCAGCGGGGGCCATGAGTCTTCTTCTCGCCCAAGCCAAGGGCAGTCTGCCACTTCTTGGGAGGGATGTACTCGATTCGGGCCTCAAAGGCTGCCAATAGCCCTTCGATACGTCCGTAATTTCGAAACATCACTCCGATACTGCTACCTGACATCTTGCCAGCGAACTTTGGCAACTCTTCGAGGAAGACCGTCACAGGTCCAAAGGAGGATCGTGAAAGGAGGTGCAGTTCCTTGCTAATGTCGTGCAGTGTTGTTGGCATAGGGAACGCCTGAGCACTGCCGTCGGTGTCTATGAAGGCGATCCCGCCGCCCACGCCGGGGTCGATTGCTATGTAGTTTTGGTCCATGTCCAGATCTCCCAGTCGATGGCAAGAATGTCGTTGATAGCCAATGTCACATTATCACCGCCAGGTCGAATCACTCTGCCTTCTTTCCATGATGTCCTTCTGATGTAGTTTGCTCCGTGATATACAAGGTGATTAAAAGCGACAGGTGCACTCACAGATAGAAGAGTAAGAGTTGGCTTTATTGGCTCACCTTCCCAGTCGTCTTCTAGTAATTCGATATAAGATATGGAAACACTGCCTCCATTTTTTGAAATGGTGTGCTCTTTCGGCCATTTGTACCTCCGCACCTTCCATCCAGCCGCGATCTTCTCTAGTAGTTCGTGTCTTGGTATGTCTTGCATGGCTATTTAGATGCTACCAATGGTGCTTTGCCAACCTTGCGGGACACAACGTATGCAGGCAGTTCATGCCCGGCTACGCTCCAAAGCTGTTCAGCCTTCTTGGCAGACAGAGATCCGTAAGCGTTGATGGCATCTCCTGCACCGATCAGTCCTTCCTCCACTGCTCTAGCAACGTACTCAGCTCCCACGAACTCAGTAGCCCTAGGCTTCTGGAGGCGCCACCCAGGCACCTGTTCACCGGCTTCGAGCAACTGGCGAGCCTTGTCTGCCGCTGCCTCGCGGAAGTGATCTAGTGTTGCACACTGGCGAAGGAATAGTCCGATCCTTGCTGGGTCGTCTAGCAGGGTCAGGAACGAGCCGTCTTGAGGCGTGATGGCATGTTCAGTAGTCGCAAGCACGATGGCTTGTGACTGGACTCGCCCGGGGCATGTAAGCGACTTCGCACACCAGCCACAGTAGTCGTTCTCTTTGGGCGCCGTGCCTACGTTGTCAAGAATGCGCTGCACAGTCTCTTTGGCACTCGTGTAGGTCCAGTGCTGGGTCACCAACTTCTGCTGGTCGCAGAACAAAAGATGAGTGGTCCATTCCTGCTCGAAGTGAGTCTCCATCAGGCCCAGCGCATAGGCCGCCATCTGGCCGGTGTAGTCGTAGACCTGCCCAGACTTGAGGTCGATGAGCCACTTGCCCTTGACTGCAATGCCATCTGCTGTGCCCATGTGCTCCAGCCCGCTGGTCTGGATCTTGCACTTGGCATCCGCGGTCTCTAGCCCGTCTGCGCCGCCGTTGAGCAGGTAACATTGATGCAGTGCCCAGCGGACTGCTGCTGTGTCTTCCTGACTGAGGTCACGAGGCAGCTCACCGCTGACCCATGCGTCTCTAAAGACACCGTCAAGCATGGTTCCACGAGAAGCTGCGCTGCTGTTACCAGGAGCGCCTTCAAACTGTCCGCACAGGGCCAGCTTGGGAAGAGAGGAGTGTCTAATTTTCATTTGTTCCACTTAATGTTTCCAACTAAATTGTTTCTTAAAAGCCATTGCTGACAGGCTTTATTCATTAACCCAAAGCCTTTTGCCTGTCCGTCTGATTGGTCAACGATTGCGCTTGGATGGTCTGGTAGTGGATTTCTGTAGACTCCAAGTTCATTTGGAGGAGTCGTATTGCGCTTGTTGGCATCTCTTCTATATGGAAACTCGTTATGAGTGCTCATAACTAAGGTGATCCTCCAGCTTGAGTTTAAGACCGTTAGCTTTCGCTACGGTCACCAGTTCGATGAATCGGTTCATAGGAATGCTCCTATGGTAGATCCAGTTGTCGATTGTGCGGTGGGAGAGTTCGACTTCAGCGGCACTGAGCTTTCTGTAAAGCTCGATGCGTCCTCCGAGGAACTTCACAACGCTGGTCACGTCCAGTGTCGGTGTTTTCATTGCAGAGATATGCGTATTGTACGCAGATCAGACGCGCAACAAAAAACGTACTCTTTTTTTAGTCCCTAACGTAAGTCCCTTTGTTTCATGTGGAAGCACCCCTGCACCCAGTCGCAGGATCTCCCTGCGCACCATCCGGGAAGTCGTTACTCGCCGGCAGGAACCAGCCCGCCCTCAAAGAGATCAGCCTCCTGCACTCTACGCCGCCTAAGTCCTTCAAGCGTAGGCCACAGCCTCTTCATCTCACGAAATTGTTTAGGAATCTCTTTGAGATTGCCAGTGCGCAGAAGTGCTTGAATGTTACACATTTCTCTGCGCCGCTCGCCGTTGAGACTCGACCCACGATTAAAGACCAAAGAGACGAGTGCCGCTGCACAGTCCCCGGGCAGGTCCACCATCTGAGGGTAGATCCTGAGCGTCTTCATGTACCATCCAGGGAGCGTGACGTTCTCAAACACAGAAAGTGCTGATGCCCATGGGACTGTAAGGTGCCGGACATGTGGCAAGACCTCTTTAGCAGCCTGTCCTTTGCGCCCTGAGACGCTCACAAGCAGAGCCAGTGTTGCGGCATTCAAGTGAGGCGCCCAAGCCCGGCTCGTTTCAGTTGCGGGAGTGTGGCCTAAGTCCCAGCCCACGCCGATAGTCACGCCAGACTCTGCACCAGGCCATTCAGGATGCTTGTCGTAATACGACTCACCTCCTGTCTCCCAGTTGATTATGGCCTGTATTCCTTTACTCGATAGATTCGTCATCGTCCTCCTCTAGTGCGTCCACTGGTTCCTCTGACCACCGCATGGCCTGATACAGACGTGCAAACAGGCTCCCTGAACCAGCCTCGAAAGTCTGGTAGGTGTCGGTGTCTGAGTCGTGTGCCAAGATTTGAACACAATCAAAATGCTCACCAAGATCAGACGCAACCTTCTCTAGGTAGTCCTGCTTTTCTTGAGCGGTCATAGTTTTCCAGTGTGGTAGTGGTTGGCGTTCATGGCCTTTCCATCCTTAGTGATTGTACGAAATTTGCGTACCTCCCAGGCTTTTCTTTTTACCAAGCCCTCCACAGCAGTGCGCTTGCCGCCCAGTTTATCCATCAGCTCATTAATGGTGTACCAGCCTGCTGGAGCAGGTTCTCCGGCGAGTTCAATTTTCAGAAGTTCGAGTAGTGTGCTTTTCATACTGGCAAACGAAAGTCACCTGCCTTTGTTTCCTTAGCAAGCCAAACCACAGTCTCGGAATCGCAGTATTCTCCCCAAGCAAATCCACGGCTCCACGAGGTAGTTGCCCTGCGGTTAGCGGCATAACCCATAGTATCCTTGTCTCCAAGCCACCCTACGCAGTAGCCAGTCGGATGCGATCTGTTGCGCCCCTCTGCCTGCTGAACTCTATGTAGGTGAGCGATAATCACCTTACTGGCAGTACCGCAGGCCACGGCTTCTGCGTGATCCCTGACGGCCTGTTCATTCACCATATAACCATGGCCCAGAAGCGTATCTCCAAGCTGACGCCACCCGTTTTGAAAATTGTAGTCGATGACCTCGCACCGCATACGTCTAGCCTGATCAATGATTTGCCCCATCACACGGCCCGCTAATGAGCTTACAATGGCCTTTGGTGATTCCATGAGCGTGTTGAGACGAGCCTCGTGGTTGCCAAGGAAGTAGAGCCTTGGTTCAAGCTGGTGCAGGAACGCTAGACCGTCTTGGAGATCGCCTTCCGGGTCTGCACTTTCGTCCCGGGTTCCAGCCGCTCCTTGGCGAAGACACGCTAGGTCAATAGCATCCCCAAGATGAATCGTAGTGTGCGGCTTCCAACGTGCCTTGAACGCCAGCACACGTTTTAAGAGCTGCTGGTCAGCGTGGTGGCCGTGACTGCACCCAACGGCAAGGAACCGTTTCCAGTTCCGAGTGATGTTAGCCATGGCTTATTTGCGCAGGCCGCGAATAGTCTCGATAATCTTGAGTGCCGTAAACACTGCTGCAAGCAGACAGCCCGTCACTCGAATCCACTGCTCTGCTTCAGAGAGCGAGAGCGCCAGCGCCGATACATTTGCCAGATTGACTGTGGCTAAGTCAAAAAGGTGCCGGCTATGCATGTGCGAGGAAAGTTGAGCCTGGTCCTGGGACTGTGGGTAATTTTCCATTTGCATCGTAAATTCCAGAGTAAGGAAGGATCTTGTCTGGCGGCAGACCCACGCCGTCAATCGACGCTGGGGGGAGCACTCTTTTTACGTTTGCCAGCACTTGGAGTCCTGCTGGCGGCGTTGCGCCGAGGTAGCGTTGCTGGAGGCCGGGAATTGTTGGGACGGGAAGGACGGTCATTTTTCAGGTAATAAGAGATCCAGATGAAATTTAGTGACACGCCTATATTCAGGCACGTCTCCGAAGGAGCAGGTGTTGATAGCGTTAGCACATTCCAGAGCGCACCACAAACTGTGACTGTGGTAGCAACCTTGCACAGGACTGCTGCCCACGGCTTACGCCAGATCGCACTGTCAGGATGCCCAAAGACCCTGAAGACCAGATGAAGCGCAGAAGCCGCCAGAACAGCGTTAGCGGTGACGTTTATTACGGTTGGCAGCGTCATCGGTGATAAGTTTGTTGCTGATCGTTTCGACTGCCCTGAGGCCACAGAAGCCTAGTAGGAACGCGGCAGCATAGGAGTACTGCGGTTCACCATCGAGGCGAGCCAGCTTCAGGATCAGAGGCGTGACGTAGTTGGCAGAGGCAGCTCCACCAAGCAGGCTTGCCAGCGTCCTAGGCAGGTTCTTGCCGGCCTCCTTGCTACTCATCAGGACAGAGCCAGCAAAGCCTGCCATGGCAAGCCCCAGATCCACACCGGCCTGCTTGAGTTCCTCGATCATTTCTTGAGGTCAGGAGGCTTGTGAGACGCCCCGTAGTAGAACGCCAAAACTGACGAGAATGCCGTGCTCAGGCTCCCAATCAAAAGGCTCAAGGTGGTCGATTCCCACAGCTTAAGATCGCCCGTCAAAAGACCGATCAGGATACCAAAGAAGCCCAGTGTTACTCCACAGGCCAGTACGGGAGGCACCCAGGACGCCAGAGATGTCTGCATTGCTCTGGCACTAGCACGGTCCTCTGCTGCCAGTTTCTCGGCGTCTATGCCCAGTTCAGCCATGCGGGTCTTCAACTGGAGATCAGCGGCCTGTAAGGCGGCAATCTGCTCGGCTGTGAGGTTGCCTGATGTTAGTGCTTTCTGGACCTTGTCAGCAGTAGCATCAGACAGGCCCAGGGCCTTTCCAGCGGCTTCTATTGCGGCTCCCCCGAGGGGCCCTCCCAGCAAGTGACCGATAGTGGGTAAGAGCTTCTTTAGAAAATCCATGAGCGCAAGAGTGCCACTGCTGTGACTGTGATGGAAGGCAGAATCCAGTCTAGCATTCCCTTGAGTGTCCAAGCCTGAGGCTCAATACCACCCCACCAAGGCATGTTCCTACGGAAGCCTCCGTAGAAGTGCTCGATGTTGCGGTATTCAGCCTGAGCGTATTCACGGCCCACGAAGTAGAACGAGCCGGCAGCAGCACCAGTCCACCAGTCACCACTGACAAGACCGATAATGGCTTGTAGGACAAGGGCGATGACTGGGTGGGCGAGGTGGTTCATTTAGTAGGTTCTTTACAGATATACTCCTCTTGGTGCCTACTTGATTCTGAGAGCTTTTGTTTTTGAGACTCAATGATTGCCTCTAAATAGGCAATTTTTGATTTAAGCATTGCAGCTTCTCGAATTAGTCCACCAACAATGTCTCCAATGTATTTGTCTAGATCTTTTGTTGGGTCCATATCAGACAAGCCTCTGTTTAACTGTTCCGCCAGTGTTGTAAAATCCACCAACTGGAACTCCTAGTGCTGCTGCTGCCGCATCATTGGCAACATTAAAGAGCGGTGCTGTTTGGAACCAATTATTTGTAAACTGAGCTATGATATTTCCAAACGTACTATTTGTAACAACAAGATGACCAGTTCCCTTGCAATCAATTCCGAAATTGATGTTTGTATCTGCGCCTCTTGACCGAAAGCTCACACCAAATCCAGTAGGAGCAGCTTGAGTCTCAATTCTGTTTTTGCTGTTTGCCGGAGTTTGGTTAAGCACTCGAATTGCTTCAGCCTCATAGTCTCCTGCAATAGAAAGATCTCCATTTTTTTGAACAACAAGCTGCCTTGCAAGCGTGCCTGCAACAGACTCTCCTGATCCAATTACAATTTTCCGATACTTGCCAGCCCCAGAATAAAGGGAATGCATCCAATAACCGTCATAACGAGCATAAAAAGAAAGATTTTCTTCGTTTGCTCCAAGCATTTTTTGCACCCTAAATGCAGCAAGTTGATCGTTTATATTTGCAAAAAAACTAAATGTAGCATTTGTCAGTGAGCCAGGAGAGCTTGAAATGGAAATTGTATTTACATCAGTGAATCCATTTACCGTAACAGAGTTTCCGTTTATCTTAAACGATTGAATAGTGGAGTAAAATGCTATGAATGGATCTCCAGTAACTCTGGTTACAGTGGTTCCTGCAACATTACATGTTCCAGTTCCCTGAACCCAAGCCGCATGAAATGCTTCAGTTTCACTGGAGGCAAAGTTTGGAGTAACAACTAAATTTGATGGTCCAGCAACAGATGTAACTGTGTATACGTTCTCTCCAAAGTAAAAACTAAGTCCAACCCAATTTGCAGAAAACTCTGTTCCAGAAACTCTAAGAAGATTTCCTGTTCCTGATGTAGAACTTGCTATTCCCTGTGCCGAAGTTGAATACAAAAGCAATTCAACAGGGGACAAGTCTTTAGAAGGCTGAATGCGAAGCCACGAAGCATTCCCATCTGTTCCAAAAACTGTTCCATCAGTACCGTTGGAAGCATTGCCTCCACCAACTTGTAGTCCTGTTCCTGGGGCGTTTACGTTATCTCCAAATGCAGCTACCGTAGATGTCGCCCTAAAATAGGAGTCCATCGCTGTAAGTTCATTTAGAGTAGATGCGTTTTGAAAAGATTTGCTGCTCATAGGTTATACGATGCGCTGTTTAACGGCGTTTGATGTGCGATAATATCCAAAAAGTGGAACTCCACCAGCCGCAGCAGCGGTGTCATCTGCAAAGTCTCCAAGAGAAATTCCGGGGACCAATGCATTGCCATTTCTAATAACTTTACCACCTTGAAACAAAAATTCATCACCAACAGTCGCAGGAGTCGTTAGCGTTACTATGCTTGTGCTGCTTTCAGCGTAATCAGTTCCACTGGTCAACCTAAGCCCGTTGCGGAAGACCTGCAAGGTGTCAGTGCCTGGCAGATAAGTAAAGGTGGTGAGCGTAAACGTAGTCTGCCCAGCAGTAGCTGTAATGACTTGAGTAGACACGTCGAAGACAGACGTAGGCGCATCAGACTGGTCAAACGCAGAGAACACGAGAACACGGTTCTTGTTCCTGACCGTGATCGAGTATGTGTCAGCAGAGACATACATCCGGCTGGCAGTGCCAGCACGGCTTGGATAGCCACCAACAGTGCGGATAGGCTGCCCAGCAGGAATGGTCAATGCAGAGTCCCAGAACACGTTTACAGGCGCTGTTTCCGGGTTCAGGTTAGACTGGCCGATGTAAATGTAGCCACCCTCTAGCGGGGCGCCTGTGGTGTCCGTGAAGAACGGGAATGGTGAGATGATTGAAGAGGACATTACTGGGACTCCTGTTGAGGTTCTTTTGAAACTTCTGCTTGTTGGGCCTTGAGCACATCTGAAAGGCGATTCATAATGGGAATCTCCTCAAGAGAGCCCTGCTTAACAGACGCCAGCTTCATCAGCAATTCTCGAACTGGTTTAGATTCGTACAGCCTTACTAGGCCAGTAGTTGCCGCAGCGCCTGCTACAACCCCTGATATTCCAAACATTTGTGTTAAAGCTGCACCAATTCCAAACGGAACAAACTGCTGTCCAGTTGGAGTATTAACAGCAAACTCTCCAGCGCGTTTTGTAAATTCCAAAGCCCTTGTCAAACCTTGTAGCTGACGTTTTTCATCGCCCTTAAACATGATTCCAGTTTCATCTTGAAGCTTGTTAATCTTGTTCAAAAAGCCGTTAGCAGTAAATTTTTCAAGTCCTCCGGCATCATCTATTGCATTGCGAATAATAGCAGTTCTTGCAGTTGCTTTGCCGGTTGAGTCAAGGTTGTCGTAAAGCCTTTGGATTGAACTCTTGTTCTGCGAAAACAACAGCTCTCTAACCTTTTCAGGAGTTACATCTCCTTTGTTTAGAACTTTTTTCAATGTTCCATCACGAAGCTCATCTGCCATGTCAGACAGATTTTTGTTACCGATCTTCCATCTGATAAAATCTGTCCTGCTGCCTTCTGCTTTAATGAAGTTACCCATATCCTCTCGAAGTGCTCCATAAATAGCTTCAATGGATTTTTGCGCTTCACTTTTTACTGTAGCCATTTCTGGCGCATTAAACTGAAGTCCAAACAATCTTCTCCTAGATTCTAGGGTGCTTAAATCTTGTCCAATTACATCAATCCCAAACGATTCAAGTTCAGCGATAGCCTTCTCAAAACCACCAGTCGGGCTAATTTTCTTAAGTCTTTTGATCTCGTCATCTACAACCTGAACCGTTCGACTAACATTCGGCTGCTTGCCAGTAGCAGATAGCTTGTTGATGACATCCATCTTCATTGCAGAAAACTTATTGACGATGTTTGTGCGTCTACTTGTGAGTTGTTTCATTAACTCAGGAAGATAGTCAGTACTGGGAAGGCCTGCTCCAAAATCTTCAATCAATGTTTGGACTGCGGCTGTTCTTTGTTTCTCTTGCTTTGCAAGAAGGCTTCCAGTTCCTAAAAATGTAAGCTCCCTAGCTTTTGCCAAGGCATTTTCTAGTGGTGTTTCAGGCGGAAACGCTTGCGATGTTAATGGGCCAATTCCAGCCTGCTCTGCTTCACGAAGTCCTCTTGGAGCGTTTTTAGCTAAAGTCTGTGCGCCTCCAATAAACGAGCCAAGCATTCCTCCACCAAGTCCAGCAAGAAGCTGCCCAGGCACACCCACGCCAGCCTGTTCAGCCATTTGAGTAACTCCTGCTGCTCCTGCTGAACTCATCATTTGTTCAGCAGGTTGCGATGCCAATGTTTCACCAAGCACTGCTCTTAACGAGGTAGGCGCAGCTCCAGTCATTAGTGCCTTGCCAACTCCTACACCAGCAGCAGTCTCTGCCATTGCGCCAGTCATGGATTGAACCATTTTTGCAGACGGCATGTCGGCTTTTGGCACTCCCAAGTAGGTGAGCAGGTGCTGCATTGCCTCATCAGGCTTGCTGTAGTTCGTGCCAAATGTCTGATTGATGCCTTCGAGAATTGGTCCGGTTAAGGCCATTGCCCCTGCTCCAGCAAGTGCTCCAGGAGGGCCGCCAAGGCCAAGTCCAATCAATGCACCAGTTCCAATCGTAGCTCCTCCTCGCAATGCTCCACCAGCGATCTGTGCAGCCTCGCT